ACCTCGTAATATATTTAAAGTTAAAGAAGCTAACTACGATGATTACAAACTACTTATGGCGACATCGCGTAGTGTCAATAATGCCTGTGGTGAGTACTCTTTATTTATCCGTGAGATAATGAACACACGGAATGTGCCAATATCGGTCGCTAAGATCCCTGACACCATCCGTCGCGTGTCTTTAGTATCTGACACCGACTCAACTATGGCGACAGTGCAAGACTGGTCACAATGGTACTGTGGGACAATGACAGGCGTAGAAGCAGATAACATCGCAGACTCTATGATATACATAGCAACGCAGAACATCGGACACATGATGGCAAGTATGTCTATCCAGATGGGTGTTGAAGATACGTACCTGCATCGCTACACGATGAAGAACGAGTTTAAGTTTAGCTCATTTGCATTGACAAATAAAGCAAAGCATTACTTCTCGCTCATAACCTCACAAGAGGGAACCCTATACAAGGATCCTGAGTTAGAAGTAAAAGGGGTTGCGTTACGTACATCTAATATTCCTGCTACTATCATGACAAAGTTCAGAAAGGTTATCAAAGAGCTTTCAACTACCGTTATGCTAGGAAACGATATCGAGATAGTTCCACTGTTAGAACACGTGGCTGAGATTGAACACAGCATTGTAGCGTCAGTTCAGAGCGGTGACTTCATCTATCTTAAGACTGGACAGATTAAGGATAAATCAGCATACTCAATACCTGAATCGTCTAGTTATGCATATTGGGACTGGTGGGAAACAACATTTGGCCCTAAGTATGGTACTGCAGGAGCACCATCATACGCAGTAGTTAAGATAGCTGTTAATCTTAACAATAAGACACAGATAAAAGACTGGATAGCGTCGATGGCTGATAGAGAGCTTGCAGGACGTATAGAGGAATGGCATAAACGATTCCCCAAACGCAAGTTCACACAATTGTTACTGCCTGAGAGTGTTGTGGCTAACAATGGAATACCTAAAGAGATATTAGATATTGCAGCGTACCGACGTATTATCTTTTCATCAGTTGAACCATACTACCACATCCTAGAATGTTTTAAAGCAATGATGATTGATAAGAACAGAACGAAGCTTGTATCCGATTTTTATGGTGACCCAATTGACATTGAGCCATCAGAACTCGTCGGCTAGGATTAACAAATTCTCCAAGTAGTTGTCTATTATATGAACTTTCATGTGCTTAGGCACGTGGGACAATGTGCGGCTGTTTATGAAAGCACGCAACTCACGTTGCATAGTAGACAACACTTTACTATCCAATGAAACACCCGAACTATACCCTACGGATAACCCGTAGTGTAAGAAAGGCATCTTACATGCAAGTAAAAACCAACTAACCTGTTGGGTGTATATTGTAGGTATTGGCTCGATTAGATCTAAAGCACTATCTTTAAAGAATAGGCGGGTCGCGTATAATGCAGAACCGATGGTCGTAGATTTACCGAATAATGAATTGACAGTATCAACAGTCGTTTTATTAAGTCTGTTTTCAATATCAGGTATTGGATATTCATTAACACGATCATCTTCAGGTATTGTATTTCCAACGACTCTGTAGTAATGACGATTAAATAAGCTAATGTCCATGTAGGATTTTAGACTATTAAATAACGGGTACTTCTTAATGAAATTGTAGATGTTCTCTTCTACACCGTTAAGACTACGCCAGTTAGCCCACTGTAAGTACTGATACGCTAACATAGGCACATTGATAACGACAAACGCAAAAGCAGTATCATCGTTAGAGGTGCCCAATTGATAGTTGACATTTGTACTTGTATGATAGGCGAAGGTAATAGGAGACATGTCTTCCCACTTCTCTTTATCATACTTCTCGTAAGTAAACATAATAGCTTCATTGCCACCATTTAAAAAGGTATCGGTGAAGACTGTTCCGTAACTGGACGGTGAGGTCACATCTAAAGAGGTAGCAAGTCTTCTTGCACGATCTCTTATAATGTAATCGAAATTGCCAGAGAGCATTTCTTTATTAAGCACCAACCCACTCAGTAGTTTATAGACCAAGTTCGTCGGTGGCACGCTTCGAGAGCTAGATACATAACGTTCCCGAATGATTTTATGGTTTTTTATTACAGTACTAGCAATTGATATGAAGGAAGAGTTTATTACTCTACCTTTTGCAGTGGCGAAATCTGCATTAAAGTAATCTAACATTAAGCTACCCCTATTCTAAATTTATTTAAGTATATTTTATTAACTTGATATTCACGGACATACTAATCCAAGAATAATAAATAAGCTCTTAAAATACAATCCACAACACATAGGATAATACCATGTTCAACGCTAACGATAAAACAAATGCACCAAAAGAACCAGTAATGAAGAAACGTGCTGAATCTAAAACATCGCCACCACCACCAGCTCGTGGTAAGTTCTCTCGCTCGTTCACGCCTAGCTCTGCAAAGAAAGGTCGCGCTACTGAGTACACTAAACAAGTAAAAGAGTTCTTGGAAGAGAACAACGACACTGAGACGATTATCATCATGCCTGATAACGACTTAGCGCGTGATTTATCTGACTCATACGGTTTTGTTATCCACGCTAACCGCGTAGATGCTGATTTAATGTGGCATCTTCTTGTGTTTGAATCTTCAATCACTCCAGTTGCGATGGAAGAAGTTAAAGACCGCAGTCGTCGCGGTACACGTGAAGAGAAAATATTCAACTTCGAATCAACGTCAGATGCTATTACTGATGAGTTGGTTAAAGACTTTGAAGATTGGATTTTAAACACTGTCGAAGTTTCAGGTCAACTGTACTTCACTAACGCAACAGTAGTGCCTGTAGAAGTAGATCTTTCTGCTGCTGAGACAGTACAAATGTTGGCATGCGATGCTGAAGATAGCAACATCCTTATTGCAAATGTGGATGAACCATTCAGTGCTGAAATGCTAGCACAAAATTCTAGCTTACGTGCTAAGCTTACATTCACTCCGAATGAAGAAGCCGTAACTTTAGGTGGCATGCCATTACGTAGTGATCTACAAATTGCAATCTCTGAAACTTTCCGTGAAAAGAACGTTTCACAAATCCGAGCATCTAGCGGTTCACGTACGTTGTTAGAGATTGACGCGTTCGTAAATGCACGCTGGGTAGGTAACGAACTGCCTGACCGCGACCAAGATTTTGATCCTGCGACATACATCCCAGAAGTGGTGATGACTCAATCTAACCCATACCACCAAGATGTTACCTCTGGTAACTTCGAGCGTTTCTTCTTAGGTCTAGCAGCAATGATGTTCCTAAAAGACAACGACTTGTGGATGAAGCAGTTCGAAAGTAACATGCATAACTCGCATGCTAAATTGAGCGGTCTAGCTTACGGTATGTTCTGGCCGAACAATGAAATCCCTTCTGACATTAATTTGGTAGATGAAGATCCAACTGAATCGGCTAACTGGTTACGTAAAGTACTTTACCGTACAGAACGCAGCCGCAACATCCCAGTTGAGTTCGCTGTACTAATCAATGAAAGTACTCTTGGTTACGCTACACAGAAGTTGCTATTAGATGTGGCTGATGGTGATTTAACTGCGGTTGATAAGCTAGTTAAAGTATTGTCTAACCTTACTGACGGCGTAAGTGACGACGTCATGATCGTTCAACGCTCAAGTGATGTTATCTCTGGTCAAATCCGTGTACCTGTAGGTTACTACACTACTGCGGACGGCAATCGCCCAATCGAAGAGATCGATACATTACACATCATGAACACGCTTAAGGATAACTACCCTGAGAAGTTAGATGATTACTTCGAAATCGTACAAATTGACGATCGTGAATTTAACCACGAAGAGTCAATGAGTAAAATGATTGCCATCTTAAATCTTGTCACTGATGGTCAATTTAAACTTAAAGGTTTCGGTACTAAGCTGTACATCAACCCAGAATTCCTACAAGGTCTTGCAGAATCTGTTAAGCATGGCGATTCTGGTTTGGGTATGGAACTTGACAGCAATGTTGAGCTAAGTAATCGTGGCGGCCGTCGCAATACTGGACGTCGTACAACTGCTGGTCTATCTACATCACCATTAGGTAACCAACGTCGTCGCCACAGTTCTAACCGTAACGTAGGTCTATCTTCACGTTACCGTTAAGCTTGATTAGGTAACAACAACTAACTAGGGGTGCTCTGCACCCCTATTTTTTTCGTATATGTATTTTTATTTTGGGAGATAAAAACATGGCTCAAACGGATAATAGCAACGAAGTAGCAGAAGAGAACGGCATTAGCTTAGACATATACTCACTGGAAAAAGACTTTAAGAATCTAAAGATAGCACCTATCATCATAAACGATGTGGCTGATGAGTTCAGCGTAGGTAAAACGATAGATGTTATTAATGATCTTATTCGAGTAAGTTATGATAGTGACAAGTTAAACACCGTCCCGTCCTGTGAAAAGGGTTGTACTACAGGTGCATTTAATTATGACCCTGTTAATCCGATTAAGTGTCAGGTATGTAATACTGAAGTAAAGAGTATTATAAATCAACCACTAGTGCCTCAAGTATGGATGCGAGTACCTAAACGAGTTAACGCATTTATACATCCGCGCATATACCAATTGTTCAGTACATACTTCAAACATACACACTTTGATTTAATTGAATACTTAACCAATCCAACATACGTTGTTAACAAGCCAAACAATTATCGCGGTGGTCGAGTAGAGATAGAACGATTAATCACATTCTTAAGCGAGAATAAAATATCACGTGGCCTAAACTATTTCCAGAATAACTTTGACAGAATCATAGACCTGCTATTTATACAGAATCCTAAACTATTCACTTATAAGTACACTACGGTCGCTGCTGCCATTTATACCTGTAAACGGTTTGCCCAATTCATTGAGCTTTATCGTGATTGTGTATTTACTAGATACCTGCCATTCCCGTCTAAACTTATCATGGTTTCTGAACGTGGAGGCACTGCCGAATTTATTGACCCTAATATGAAAGATGCATTTGATGCACCTAAGACTATTGCGTCATTAGAAACGCGTTCCACTAAACCAAGTTTTAAAGTGGTGCAGGCAGAAACGGTTAAAGTAATAAAATCAATGGGTGCTTATTTCTCACACTACTATAGTAAAACATGTTCTGGTAAGACAGGTATGTTCCGTGGGCAATTAGGCAGTACTCGTGGATTCTATACAGGTCGTGCAGTAATCGCACCGCTAGCTATGGAGCACGCTTATGATGAGATACACACGCCGTGGGCTTGGTCTGTAACTATCTTCTCAGTGCATATCGCCAGTAAATTACTGCGTATGGGCCATAATCCAAAAGAGATTGGCAGAGTTATCGATAGAGGCACTGTTAAATGGTGCCCGGTAATATCAGGAATACTGAAAGAAATAATTAGTGAATGTCCTGAAGGTGGGTATCCGGTATCTATGCTGCGTAATCCTACGTTGCGCCGCGGTTCCAATCAATACTTCAGAATAACAAAAGTTCATGACGATATACATAACAACGCAATAATGTTATCAGTGTTAGCTATCAAAGATCCGAATGCGGATTTCGATGGAGATATGTTACAAGTACGTCTACCTATAGACAACGTTGAAAAACGACAGTTCGAACGATGGGCATCACACTTAAACATAATGGATGTAGACCGACCAAACGCAGTTGCCGGACATATTACATTCCATCCAGAGATTACTACGATGGTTAATAACTACTTAACACACCACTCTATTTAAGGAGTTACAATGGCTAGAATTATTCAAGGCATGAATAATGAGGGCGTTAAAGATTTACTTTATACAAGGCCAGACCGTCTTCTAGATGACTATCATGCAAATCTATTTGGTGATGAAGGAATCGCACGACGATTCACCGAAGACATTTTAAACAAAAGCAAGGCTAAAATAGGTAGACTTAAATCTAGTCGTGCAGTTCGTGCCGCGACGGGCGCTTACCGTAAGATAAAGAATGGTGGCAGATTAGACCGCATCGAATTCTTATCTGATATCGGATCGCTCCAAAATGCACCACCACGTATGCAACATATGGTGATGTCAAATATACAAGCCCGCAAATTGTGGCTAGCAGGTAAATTAGCTGGTTACGAGAATGGGTTTAACAGTAAACCTGATCAACAGAATGCGATTAAACACTCGCATGCAAGTTATCGTATGGTGATGAATGGACAGGTGCATAAAGACGATGGTGAACATGTATCGCATACGTATGCACTAACCAATC